CGCACACGCCAAGTTCTACGCACGGGGGCAGGAATGGAGACCCTGTAAGGTGATACAGAAGAAGAGATTGGGCAATGGCACCAGGACATTTATGGCCGCACAATCAGTCCAGACAGGAGAGATATACAAGAACGCACACGGACTAACCGCACCTTGGCACTCGATACATTTCACACCAACCAATGATTAGGAAACTTTACAGATTACCAGAGGAGACCGCCAGGCACAGGCAGATGAAACAACTGTGTCTTGACTATTTCACGCACTACGAGAAATTGATGAAGCACCCAAGCAAGACCAACGCCGCCAGGGCCAGGAAGGCCTGTGTGCTGTTGAAACGAGTGGCACACGCCAGGGGCATTGAGTTGCTGGACCTATACGCTCCATCAAGGAACGAGGGCAGACCCGAGAAGTTCCCAACCAAGCACAGGAATAAGGAGGATCACTATGGACAAGAAAAAGAAAAAGAACAAAGGATCTAAGTCTGGCAGAAGAAAACCCAGTGGCAGACGTAGGTAAGCAGATTGAGAAGTGGATCAGACAGGTTGTTGTTAAAACTCATAAAGCGAGTTCATCGCCTGTCTGTCCATACGCAGAAAGAGTATTACAGGATAAAACGATACAGATCACGCCTGCGAAGACAGATGTGCTGGATCAGATTGATCAGTGTTGTGGTCTTTTTGTTAGCCTTGGTCTGGACATTGTCATCCTATATCTCACTGATGAAATAACCGAACGCAGGTTGTCAAACATCTGTAGGCGGGCACACAAAAACAATCCCGACTACGCCATAATGTATGACCACCCAGACAACGATGGCCTACACAAAGGTGTCCAGTTCAGTTTCCAGAAGGCACCACTGATATTCATCCAGGACCTAAATAGGTTGAAAGATGCCCAATCCAGATTACGAAAAACTCCTTATTATCGCTCTTGGGGTATTGACCCTGATGATGGTATGTTCTATTAACATCTTATAAATAATCGCAGTGAGCAAATCCTAATCACGTATAAACAAAAAGGAGGACTACGATGAGTCAAGAACAAACATCGCAAGACACGGGTCAAACTGCCACTGTGGCACAAGATCAAGTCTCTAACACAAACACTACACAGGACACAGCGGAAAATCAACCCGCGAAAACTTACACCCAGGCGGAACTGGATGCTATCGCGGCAGAAGTCAGAAGAAAGGCCGAAGCCAAGTTAAGCAAGAAGTTCGAGGGCGTAGATGTTGAGCACTATAAGTCTCTTATGGCCAAGGAGGAATCTGAGAAGATAGCCAAGGCACAGGAGAAGTCAGAGTTTGAGAAATTGTTGAAGGACAATGCTGATAAGTTTAACAGCAAAATCAATTCTCTTACATCGGAACTGACAAAGATCAAAGTGGATGGAGCATTGATAAATGCCGCATCTACCAAGAGGGCAGTAAATCCTGATCAGGTCGCAAGATTGGTTAGGGAGAATGTCAAGATGTCAGAGACGGGTGAAGTTGAAGTGATTGATCCTAAAACAGGACAGACGAGATACACTGACAATGGTGATCCACTGACGATTGACGGGTTGGTAGGCGAATTCTTAACCACGAATCCACATTTCGTTTCAGCGGGACAACCAGGCGGTGGCTCCAAGTCAAACACTAACTCTACAGGTGTTCAGAAAGTTGATGTCAATAACCTGGATATGAAAAATCCAGAACATAGGAAAATCTATGCCCAGTTCAGAAAAGAACAAGGTATTAGATAACATTAACAACTAAACAAGGAGCAAAAAGATGACAGCATTTAGTGGAAATACTTCCAACTTAACATCTTTAAATGATCTGATATCACCAATAGTTACAGAAGCATTATTTGTGGCATCAGAACAATCAATAATGCCAGGTCTTGTGAGACAATTCACAGTGCCGGCAAACTCAGGCAAGGTCCTACAGGTTCCCCTGTATGGAAACCAGTCGGCGGTAAATTTAACTGAAGGCACTGACATCGTTGGTGGTTCAGGAGACGTTACCGTATCAACAGGCGTTGCCAACATCGAATTATCAGAAGCAGGTATTATGACTTTAGTGACTGATATGACATTAAATCACGCTACATCAAATGTAGTGGCTGACTTAGGTAAGGTGTTCGGTGAAGCGATCGCTAAGAAACACGATCAATCATTAACAGCGAAATTCTCTTCTTTCACATCATCAATCGGTGCTGACCAAGACGAGATCGAAGTTAAAGATCTTTTCGAAGCATACGCTACATTGAAATCAGCGGCTGTGCCTGGACCATACTACGGTGTGTTCCATCCAAAGGCGATCTACAACTTGAAGAAACAATTAACGAATACTTTCACTAACCCAAGCAACGCATTGGCTGTAACAAACCAAGCGATGTCAGAAGGTTACATCGGAAGGATTGCTGGAATTGACATCTTCGAAACGAGCAACGTTGTAGAAGATTCAGCAACAGCAGTGACTAACGCAGTATTCTCAAGAGATGCTTTAGGTATCGCAATTGCCTCTGATTTAAAAGTGGCTACTCAGCGAGACGAAAGTATGAGAGGTTCTGAGGTGATCGCAACATCAGTATTTGGTGTGAATGTTTTACACAACACATACGGTGTTAAAATCTTAGGAGACAATCAAATCAACTAATAATTGATTCTGACCTCCAAGTCTAAAGGCCCAGTTTGTTTCCCCTTACTGGGCCTTTTTTTTGTCCAATGATATTAGTCTGGTTCAACGGTCCATCACGACAAAGCATAATCCAGCACACACCACCTAAACCGGTGGAGATCGGCTGTAATTACATCCGTAGGGACCGTGCGGTGTCACACGTGGTGGCCTATGATGCCCCCGTGGTCAATTCAATGGAAACAGAAGATGGTGTGTCATACCATACACGCACCGAACACGTGATACCGGGTTGGCGTGGCATAAATGATCCCTTGATACAGGGTGTGAATTCCGGGATAGCCGCAGTGATCGTGGCCACACAAATCAGCAGGGACGACATATACATCATCGGTTGTGATTGGGGATTGAACAATGACACCGTGTATGATTATGGCCGTGGAGAACTCCGCAAGTATTCAAATCCAATTCGCAAGGTGCTTAAACAACTCGCACAAAGGAACAACATCCTCGTGGTCAGTGATCAAGTGCCTGACGTGCCGGTGCCTGTCATATCGAAATACCAATTCCTCGAACAGGCCCATAAATAAACATACGAGGTAGGACCTCGTAGAAATTAAAAGAAGGACTTTTAACTATGGCGACATTCGCATCAGATAGTGATCTACTTGAATACGTTCCAGACATCAAGAAATATGGAATACAAGAATTCACGACAGAACACGAAAAAACTTACGACGACATAATCAGACTACTGAATATAAGATGGTGGCCTACCGCGGAATATGGTAGATACGATCTCAGCGTGGCCGGGGGTCATTCAAGACTCACTGAGGGCAGGCTGGATACTACGCAATTCACGAGGGCCGCAGTTTATCACACATTAGCCTATTACATCTTTCCCAAAATGACGACCTGGAATCCGGAGGGTGACGCATTCAGAGAGCAAATTAATTTCTACAAGGGCAAGTTCGAAGAGGAGTTCGAACTGATCCTACGAGAAGGTGTTAGGTATGACCTCGATTCATCAGGCACATATGATGACGGTGAGAAACAGAACTTTTATTCAGGTAGGTTGATTAGATAATGTCCGCGAGAGAAGAGATAGCAAAAAACATAGTAGAGCAGTTGGAGAATATGACTGATCCAGCACCTGGATTGGTCTCACGCATTGACTTTGATCCAATCAAACTGGCCATAACACAATTCCCAGCAATATTAGTAGTGACCGGCAACGAGGTCAGGAGCGACATATCAATGAACGCCAGGGAGAGCACACTACAATATCAATTGAGGTGTTACGTGAGGGGCACGGAGATAGACACCTTGAGGAACGAGATCGTGGAGAGGATCGAGGAGACCTTAGAACTATCGAGGGATAGAGATGTCACACTCAACACGACCAACATCCATAACGTGAAAACACAGATCACGGGCGTGGATGTGATCGAGAGAGAACTGCCGTTGGGCGAAGTCCAAGTGGTGGTAGATGTAAAATACCAATACAAGAAAGGAACCGTATAATGGCGATTCAAATGTATAAAGGAAAAGTTTCAGAGATCGTGGATAACAGAGATGTTAAGACACGTCTGGAAGATGGTTGGACCTTTAAACCATCACAACCAAAATCAACTTTCAAATTCAGCAGAGACAAGATCAAAGCAGAAGCGGAAGTTGAAACAACAACAACAGATCTTGGTGGTCCCGAAGATCTAAACAAAGAGGAACAATAAGATGGCAACAAATACTACCACTTATAACGGTCAATCGGGTGTTGTGAAATATGATGTTTCTGGAACAGCGACGGCAGTTGCTGAAGTTAGATCATTCACAATCGACCAAGAGACAGCGACCGTAGAAAACACGACTATGGGCGATAACGCAAGAAGTTATCTTCCAAGTCTAACACAATTCTCTGGCACAATGGATGTGTTTTTCAGAGACGATGACACAGCGGCAAACGCCCTATTCGCAGGAATTGGTGCTGATGCGGCAACACTTGAAGTTTTTCCATCAGGAGAGACTACAGGTATCAAGTTATCTGGAGAGATAATCGTGACTGGTCATTCAATCACATCAAACTTTGATGGAATGGTTGAGGCTTCGGTTTCATTCCAGGGAACAGGTGCTCTAACAAAAGCAGATCTATAATAGTGCTTTCAGTTAGTGTCACAAATAGCAGAAAGGTAATCTCTGATCTTAAAAAGGAAATTGATCAGCAGGTTCGCCTTGTGGCCAAGGATCTTTTCCAGACACTGGAAAGATACACTCCTAAACGATCTGGTCGTGCGAGATCAAGATGGAGATTCAGAGGTAAGGATATGAAGTATCGGGCAACGAACGATGCTCCGTATATCAAACGTCTGGACCAGGGCTACTCAAAACAATCACCTAATGGCATAAAACGACCTGCTATCAGGGAAGTTGCTAACAAGCAAAGGAGATTTGATCGATGAATCAAACAGTAAAACAATCACCAATGGGCAAGATAGCACAACACTATCAGTCAGCCATCAGTGGTGATCTAAATAAAGTGAGCGTGCCTGAATGGGATATGGACATCTATTGTAGGAAGACATATCCTTTCAGGGAAGAGGCAAAGATTATTGAACTTCAATCACAGGGCAAGACTGTAGATGCCCTCGTGGAGAGTTTGGTGGTCAAGGCCTTGGACAAGGACGGAAAGAAGATATTCACTTCCGCTGATAGGATCAGCCTGATGAACGAGGCAGATCCAGCAGTGATCGTGAGGATCGTTGGCGAGATCAACAACGCCGAGCAAAAAGCGAAACTTGAGGATCTCGTAAAGGAATAAAATCCAATGCCGACCTGGCATTTATCTTGATGTTGGCCGACAAACTTCACAAGTCTGTCGAGGAGATAATGGGCCTATCGTCATTGGAATTAGATCTGTGGGCCGCCTGGATCAAGATACAGCAAGATGCTTCCAACGAGCAGTTGCGGAAACAGAGGGCCGAGAGCAGGAGAAGGAGATAGATGTCGAATAAACTGATTGTCGAAGTAATGACAAAAAATCTCAAGAAGTTAGACGATCTTGAGAAACAACTTGGTAGGGTCAAAGGCTCTACGTTAAATCTTGGATCAGCGGCCAAACTGGCGGCTGGTGCTTTCGCGGCTCTGGGAGCCGGCAAGGCCATCAAGAGTTTTGTCAATGTGGGACGATCGGTTGAGAACCTTGAGACGAGGTTCAAGTTCTTGTTTGGATCTGCCACAGAGGGTGCGGCGGCTTTCCAGACATTGACAGATTTCGCATCGACGGTTCCATTCTCGTTAGAACAGATAGCGGCGGCCTCGGGTAACTTGGCCGTTGTTTCAGAAGACGCCACGCAGTTGGGCGACAACCTAAAACTCGCTGGAAACATCGCGGCGGTAACCGGATTGGACTTCCAGACCGCGGGTGAGCAATTACAGAGGGCACTATCAGGTGGTATCGGGGCGGCAGACCTATTGAGGGAGAAAGGTGTCACAGCACTCCTGGGCTTCAAACAGGGCACCAAGGTGACCGTGGAAGAGACCGCGGCCGCATTGGAGAAAGTGTTTGGACCGGGTGGTAGATTTGGCAACGCGGCTGAATCATTGGCACAGACCTTCGATGGTGTGGTGTCGATGCTGGGAGACAAACTATTCAACTTCCAGA